GGGAGAGAGATTACTGCGCCCTATCCCGGTGGAACAGGTCAAGCGGGTGGAGGCAATGGTGGAGATACCGTTGCCTGCGGTGGTATCAATGTTTCAGGCCAACAAGGTGTTGGGTCTGGCTTTGCGGCAACTGCAAATACTGGTAGTGGTGGCGGTGGTGGTGGCGAATCAAGCGCACAAGGAAGTGGTTCTAACACTCCCGGTGGTGGTAATGGCGGCTCTGGTGTAGTGATTGTTTCTTCAACAGTTGCGGCGGCATCTACCACGGGTTCACCAACAGTTACTACAAGCGGTGGCAATACCATTTACCAATTCAACTCTTCTGGTTCAATCACTTTCTAAGGAATAAAAATGGCACATTTTGCACAAGTAGAAAACGGCATCGTCACACAAGTCATAGTGGCTGAACAAGATGTCATCGACTCTGGTTTGTTTGGTACAGGCTGGGTTCAGACTTCCTACAACACCCATGGTGGTCAGCACCCTGAAGGTCGTCCACTGCGTAAAAATTACGCTGGCATCGGTTACACCTATGACACCCAGCGTGATGCATTTATTGCCCCCAAACCATTTGCTTCTTGGTCACTAGATGAGCAGACTTGTTTGTGGGGCGCTCCAACACCCATGCCTACTGACGGCAAGCGTTATGCGTGGGATGAGGCAACAACATCATGGATTGAGGTGGTAAATGTCTAATCAGTGGCCCGGTGGAGTAATTTCTAAAACACCTCCAACTGTATCAACTTCGGCGGCATCAGGAGTGTGGACTCTTACAGAGCAGGCTGGATATCAAAAACTTGGTCAGTGGCCCTCCCCACCTTTTGCGCAAATTGAATATCTCGTTATTGCTGGCGGTGGTGGCGGTGGCTCTGGTGCTACGGATGGTGGTGGCGCTGGCGCTGGTGGATACCGTAGTTCGGTTTCAGGAGAGTCTTCAGGCGGTGGCGGTAGCACTGAATCACCTTTTTCAGCCGTAGGTGCAACGCCATATACAGTTACTGTTGGTGCTGGTGGCGCACAAAATACAAATGGTAATAATTCTGTTTTTAACTCAATAACTTCAACTGGTGGCGGTACTGGTGGAGAAGGGGCTAACTCAGGAAGCACTGGCGGTTCAGGCGGTGGCGGTGGCGGTGATGGAAGTTCTACCAGCCATTCGGGCGGGGCAGGCACATCAAATCAAGGATTTGCTGGCGGCATCGGTAGCAACGACGGTGGCGGTGGTGGTGGCTCTGGAAGTGTTGGTCAAAGCGTTGCTGGTGGCATTTCTGGTGGGCCGGGTATAAACAATGGTGGAAATGGTGTTTCATCTTCTATCACTGGGTCTTCAGTTTCTCGTGCTGGCGGTGGCGGTGGAAATGCAGACAGTGGGTCAGGCGGAAGCGGTCAAGCAGGTGGCGGTAACGGTGGAGCCAATGGTAGCGGTGATGCTGGCGGAAATGCGTCTGCCAACTCTGGTTCTGGTGGTGGTGGCGGCAACAATAGCACTGGCGGTACTGGCGGCTCTGGTATTGTGATTATTCGTTATGCAGATTCCTACCCAGCCGCAACATCAACAACAGGTTCTCCAACAATTACCGTGTCTGGTGGCTATCGTATTTATCAATGGACTTCATCAGGCTCTATTACTTTCTAAGGAATAAAAATGAAAATTGAACTACCAGTTGAAACAATCAATCAAGTCCTTGGCTACCTTGGAACCCGTCCCTATCAGGAAGTGTTTCACCTGATCCAAGCAATTCAAGAGGCCGCAAAGCCTAAAGAAGAGCCGAAAGACGAATGAGATGGCTGATGTGGAAGAACTTGCAACGGAAACCGACAAGCGACTGAGCATTCACGAGGCTGTTTGCGTACAAAGGCACGAAAGCATTCAAAAGCGTTTTGACGAGGGTTCAAAGCGCATGAACAAGATTGAGTACCTTTTGTACGGCGTAATTGTCTGTGTACTGTTTGGCCCCGGTGTTGCGGCTGAAATGCTCAAAAAGGTGCTTGGATTGTGATTCCAATTGTTGCCTCCCTCCTCACGACCCTTGCCGCAAATGGCTTGGGTCTTTTGTCTTCTGCGATTCAAGCAAAAGGCAAGCAGGTGGTTGAGGAAACTCTTGGAGTCAAGATTCCAGACAACCCAACGCCTGAAGATGTTGGAAGACTGCGCCAGTCCCAGTTTGACCATGAAGAGCGACTTATTGAGTTGAGCATTGAAAAAGCCAAGAACGACCTTGACGGCTTCAAGATTGAGGTTGCCGACCGCAACAGCGCCCGTGTTCGGGACGCAGAATTTATCAAGCAAGGCACAAGCAACAGCCGAGCCAACCTGATGTTCTTTCTCGCGGTATGCGCGGTCGTTGGACTGGTTTGGATTGTGTGGACAGACCAAAACATCAACGAGTACGTCAAGGGCATCTTTACGCTTGTTTTAGGGCGCTTCTTGGGCTATCTTGACAACATCTATTCCTTTGAATTTGGCACGACTCGTGGTTCACGCGACAAAGACGACACCATCAAAAACCTGACAGGGGGGCCAAAATGAGCCTCAGTGACGAACAAGCCGCTTTTCTGCTGGATGCCTGCAATTTGATTCGGTACGCCACAGAGCAGGGTTTTAAGGTCACTGGTGGCGAGATGTTCAGGACTGCCGAGCAACAGGCAATTTATGTGCAGACGGGTCGCTCTAAGACCTTGCATTCAAACCACTTGAGGCGGCTTGCGATTGACTTGAACTTCTTCAAGGAAGGGCAGATAATCTGGGACAAGGGCATCCTTGCTCCTTTGGGTGCATATTGGGAGACTTTAAACCCCCAAAACCGTTGGGGAGGCAATTTCAAGTCGCTGGTGGATTGCCCGCACTTTGAGCGCAATGTCGGATAAGGAGAACAAATGACGACCGCATCGGTAATGACTTACGACTCCTTGGTCGAAAACATCCAGTCTTATCTGGAGCGAACCGACGCCGCTACGCTCGATAAGATTCCTCTTTTCATCATGCTGGCTGAACAGATCATCGCCAGCCAGATCAAGTTTTTGGGTAACCTGACAGTCAACACCAGCACGATGACGGCCACTCAGGCTGTAATTGACAAGCCTGCGCGTTGGCACAAAACCGTTTCAATGAATGTGGTGGTCTCTGGTAGCCGCTCCCCAGTCCTGCTTCGCAAGTACGAGTACCTGCGTGAGTATTGGCCTGATGCCACAGAGACAGGCGTTCCTGCCTACTACGGCGATTACGACTACACACACTGGCTGGTGGTGCCTACACCTGCCCTCGCTTACACCTTTGAGGTGTTGTACTACGAGCGCATTCAACCGCTCGACTCTTCCAACCAAACAAACTGGTTCACTATTTACGCCCCGCAGGCGTTGCTGTATGGGTCTTTGTTGCAGTGTATGCCGTTCCTCAAGAACGACGACCGTATGCCTATGTGGCAGGCAAACTATGACCAGATCATGCAGACGCTTAAAACGGAAGATGTTCAGCGTATTGGTGACCGACAAGCCGCAGTATTGGATACCTGATCATGTCATACAACAGTCCCTTCACTGGCAACGTCATCCAACCAACTGACGTATCGTATCGCTCTATAACGATATCAAATACCAATCTCCAGTTGGAGTGGCCCATCAATGGAACCTCGACCAACGATGCCGCCGCTCGTATTATGGAGGTCGCCGCGACTGGAGTTTCTGAGTTGTGGATGCCGCCAGCCAATCAATCTTCTGTAGGTAACGATGCGTTGATTCGCAACATTGGCGGTGAAGATTTTGATGTGATGGACTACGACGGTCAGAATGTCATTGTCACCGTGCTGGTGGGTGAGGCTCAATACATTTACATCACTGACAATCCTGATGAGCAGGGCACATGGGGAATCATTGCCTACGGCATTGGTTCTTCTGGTCAAGATGCGGCCACCCTTGCTGGGTACGGCCTGCTTGCAATTGGTCAGACGCTAAACCAAAGCCAGCCAGTTACAACCTTCTCCTCAAGTTACACGGCAGTTGCCGCTGACCGCTCAAGCACTTATGTGTGGACTGGTGGCGCTGGAACTCTGACTCTTACCCTTGCGTCTACGCTTGCCGACAACTGGTTCATGTTTGTTCGCAACAGTGGAACTGGCGCTTTGACGGTGGCTGGCAGTGGTGGTAACACAATCAATGCCTCGGCTTCAATCATCCTTCAGCCAACTGACTCTGCAATCATTGTGTGTAGTGGTTCCACCTTCTACACGGTGGGCCTTGGAAAATCAACGCAGTTCAACTTTACTCAGTTGACAAAGGCGGTGACCTCTGGAACCTCCACGTTGACGGCTTCTGAGGCGTCCAATGTGATTCAGAAATACACAGGCGCTTTGACGGGCAACGTAACTATTGTTGTGCCTCCTACGGTGCAGGTGTACTACATTGTCAATGCAACAACTGGCGTATACACGCTGACAATTTCAACTGGCGCGGGCGCTACGGCAATTTTGACGGCAGGCTCTCAAGCAACACTGGTTTGCGACTCGGTCAACTTGTTTAATGCAAATACTGTTCTTGCAGGCTCTTCAAGTATCAGTTTAAATAGTGGTTCTGTCGGCGCTCCATCACTGAACTTTTCTGCTGAAACCACAACGGGCGTGTACCGAGCCGCTTCAGGTGAATTCAACATTGCAATCCTTGGTGTTTTGAGATCAACACTGTCAGCCACTGGTCTTGCAATTGTAGGCACGGGTAACTTTACGGGTGGTGTTGCTGGCGGGACTTTCTGATGGTCAAGAAGGTTTTTGCCATCGATACGGCCCCCGGCGTTCAGCGCGACGGCACCATATTCGACATGAACTTCTACACCGATGGCCGCTGGGTTCGTTTCCAGCGTGGCCGTCCTCGTAAGATTGGTGGCTTTAGGGCCATCACCCAAGAAACGCATGGCTACTCTCGCGGCATCTATGTTAACTCTGTTGACGGCATCAACCAAGTATTCAACGGCTACAACAATGGCCTTGAGGTCATCAACATTGACAACACTGGCATCGGTGCTGGCGTAAACCAGTTCACTTTTACGGGCTTGGTTTTGACCCTCAACACCTTGGTGGGCGGCACGTTGTACACCAACGGCACCTACACGAATGTGACCCTGACTGGTGGCTCTGGCTCTGGCGCAAAGGCCACCATTGTGGTGGCTGGCGCAACGGTGACCACGGTGACTCTGACCACCCCCGGCAACGGGTATGTGGTCGGCAACACTTTGAGCGCAACAGCGGCCACCATTGGCGGTACTGGTAGTGGTTTCTCAATCAAGGTTGCAACCATCAACGACGGGTTTACGGAAAGCGATTTAAACCTGTGGCAGTTTGACTCTTCGTTTGACGCGCAGGGTTCTGGTAATCAGTTGCTGGTAGCGCACCCCGGTCAGAACTTAGCCCAGATTGACCACGAAGTTTTTGATATGCAGACTGGCGACTTTCTGTATTTAATGAACAACGCTGGTGAAATCGTTTATGTTAATCCAGCCGCTCAATCTAGTTCTGCTAATAGCGAAGATGAATCTTATATGCCTCAAGGGGCAGTAGACAACAATGACGGCACCTACACCCTTAACGGCTTAACCTACGATATGCAAACGGGTATGCCTCTGTATCGTGAAAACGAAAGCGGGGGCTTAGATGTTGCTAGAGATAATGGTGATGGAACCTACACCATAGGCAACACAACTTATGACATGGCGTCAGACGAGCCTCTTTATCAAGAGCGTGGCGGTACGACTTATGACATGGAAGGCAATCCTCTTTGGAGTACTGATTCTGCGGGCAATATTATTGCCCCAACAGTAACAAGTGCTGGTAGCACTGGCGCAACCAACATTACTAATCCAAACCCTGTCGATCCAAATGTTGGCCCGAACACTAAGAGTGCAATTGATAGCCTGCTTGCAGGTCTGAACACCTACGGCGGTGCAGGCGCGGCTGGTGCTGTTCTTGGTGCTTTGCTGAGTGACTCAGACCTCTTCAGTGGAGGCGGTGGCGGAGGCCACAGTTTTGACATGACTGGCGTTGGAGCGATTGATCCACGCACGACAGACTTTGGTATTGGCCCAGCAAACTATGTTGGCTACGACCAATACGGTACGCCTGAAGCAATGCCTGAACTCTATGGCCGCGAGTTGTATCAGAACTTAAACGCCCCCGGCTTCAACGAGGTGAACCCCGGGGACTACGCTCGGTTGGACGAAGAAGAGTTTGGCTCAGACGATATGTATTTTGAAGAGCCTATGGACGAAGTACAGCCTATGGCCGAAGGCGGTATGCCTACG